AGTCGCATAGAACGATTGTCACCGACTGCCACTCGCCTGCAATACCCGCTCTAGGAAAATGGGGCGTTCATACAAAATGCACCCCCGGGCAAATTTACCCGAGGGTCAGAGAACGCGGTTGCGGATCGCCGTGGGCTCGGCCTTCGTCAGCAAATAACACCGGCAGTTTGGGTGCGCCGGCGGGCCACCGTTGCGGATGATCTCGTCGATTGCCCTACCACCGCCTGGCCCTGGCAGATTCTGCAACACCACGTCCCACAGATCGACGGCCTTCCCATGTAGGGGTCGGCAGATCGGACAGACCTTGCCATCCTTCTCGGTCTGCCACCGTGTCACGAGGTTCAGTGCGAACGCTGCCAGCAGCAATTGGGTTGCGTTGGTCCCCTCGGTCTGCGCGAGAGTCGTCGTTGTCGCCGCTGTCACCGCGTCACGATCCGGGCCGAGTGCCGACGCCAGCACGCCCTCGATATCCGCCGCCGTCCCTGTGCGGATCAGCTCACCCGATGCAATGACGATTTCCTTCGCCGACTGGATCGACGAACGGGCCGAGTCTGCCGCGATGGCCTGCGCCCGTAGCAGTGCCTGCCGGTATGCCTGTGTGCGGGTCTCGTCGCTCGGCTGTTGACCCGGGGGAAGCAACTCCTCGGCGTGCTGATTGAGTGTGGCGAGAATGATTGCCAAGAGGATCAACGCCAGCTCTCGCCGGCGCTCCTCCTCCCAGCGGTTCCAGTCGGCCTCCGAGACGTTGCGGATGTCCGGGGGGTCGCCCAGCATCTCGCGCAGTTCCCGCCGCTGCTTGGACGTGAGGCGAGACAGCCGACGTGCGAAGTCGGCTTCTACGCCCATCCGGTTGGCCAGTTCGCTCACTTCTTGCTGCCCTTCGCCTTGGCAAGTGCAATCGCGACAGCCTGCTTATGGGGCTTGCCCGCTGCAATCTCCCGCTCGATGTTCGCCTTCACAGTTGCAGCACCCTTGCCCGGCTTCAGTGGCATTGCTCAGGTTCTCCAGAATGGCCCGCGCTTCGGGCATGGTCGCGACACTCTCCAACGCCGCCACGACAGCAGCGTCTAGGCTCGACTCCCGCACGTTCCCGACGATTCCCGCCGCCCAGTCCACGCCACTGGTCCCGCCCCAGCCCAACCACGCGACGTGACCGGCATCCCGCCACGGCTCGCCCTCGTACTCGGGGGCCACGTCGGCATTCTTGCGATGTCTGGCAAACGCCGCCATTCGGCCGACGGTCTCGCGCGACAGGTTCTCCCCGCTGGCCAGTTGATTGGCCCGGGTCCATCCGACTTGGGTCATCCCGGCCACTGCGTCCCCGTGCTCGTCCCGCCACTTCAGCACCCTCCGGGCGTTGTTGCGGGCTGCCTCGGGAGGGCTGTAGCTGTCCTCCGCCTCTCTGACTGGCATGATCGAAGGGGCCGGCGCTTGGCTCGGTCCCTCCTCTGCTCGGTTGCGCTGCTCCTCCTCGTAGTCCAATCCCATCTGGCGTGCCGCTGTTCGCTTGCTGACGACGCCCATCCCCAATTGGATCTGCGACACGTCCGCCAGTTCCCGGGCGTTCCTAGAGGCCACAGAAGGCTTCTGGACGGCAATGTCCACGAGGGCCTCGATCTCTGGCCACGGTCGGGCAGTCAACAAGCCCCTATCGTGTTCGAATCGCAGCACCTTCCAGAGAAGGGCCGTGAACTCGCGGGCGTAGAACGACTGATCGGCTTCGCGGGCTTTGACGAACGGGGATTCGGCTACCAACGTGCTCGCGTAGTTGGCATTCGACGCATCGCCGCTGACCATGTACTCGGGCATCGCCCACCGAGTCCCCACGATCCGCAGCACGTACTGCGACACCTCAAGGAACCCGGAATTCCGCTCCGCCCCCATCGGCCCCGGCTTGTACACCAGCCCTGGCGACGGCTTGAGGATCGTGCCCGGCTTGTACCGCTGCACATTCTGTTGCTTCTGCCCGCCGCCGACCACCTGCCGACCGTACTGTGCCACGGCATCGGACGCCCCGAGGGTCTGGATACTGCCCTGCGATGTCCCCGGGGGGGCTTCCAGAATCCACGCAATCGCCGCCTGAAGGGCCGCGCCTTCGGCCATGTTCCTGCGAAGTTTCGCCTCTCGGCTGATCTCCTCGACCACCAAGAACGTGTCAGAGACCCCCCGCTTGGCGTTCCGGCTCACGTTCCGCTTGATGTGCAGCATTCTGCGCGACGGGATGTAATCCCAATCCATCCCGCCGTCATCTCGCGACAGGTGATACCCGAGGACTTCGGCGGGACGGTTTGCCGGGCTCCTCGCGCCGAATGACCACGACGTGACCCCCTCGAAGTCCTGCAACCACTCCTCAAGTTGTCGCACGTTGCCCGGCTCGCGGATCTGGTCCGGCTCGACCATGCACAGCGTTGGGCGTCCGTTCGTGCCGAGTTCGAGGTAGCCGAACGCCTCGCCATCCTCGCGGCTGCGGTGATGCAACTCCCGGTCGAGACTGCCCACCATATCCACATCGTCGATAAAGCGATCGATGACCCGCTGGCACAGATCGACGAGTTGCGGATCGGCACCCTGTGCGGTGAACTCGAACCCCGGGCCGAACGTGTATTCCGCCAAGCGATCGAGGGCAGCCGTTGCGACAGGCGTCAGCAGCGACAGGTTACGGGCCGCCCCCCGGATGTAGGCCAAGTCAACTTCGCTGTCGTAGTACGGTTTGAACCGCCCGTCAGTGCGATCGGTGACCGAGGTGAACGGATTGACCGCCGTCGGATAGCCGAACGTCGGGTCATCGTACAGGTAGCCCCTCCGGTCGATCGTCTCGGGGACAAACGCCTCCATCAGTGCCTGAATCGCTTCGCTCATTGTCTCGCCTCGTTCTCTTTGTCTTCCGCCCACACCGCAGACACTCGCGGTATTCTGTCCTGCCCCACGACGATCGCACCCGCATCGGATGCCCGCAGACACACCACACGATCAGACTACGATACCGGCCCAGCGTCATGGAGTGTATGCCAGTTCCTCCGTATCGTATTCCGTGGCCGCGATCCCGTTCAGCGTGCGGACTGCCATTTCCAAGGCATCCGGCCCGTCGTCGTGGTCACCCCGAGGGAACTCCCCGAGTTGATCCAGCAGCAGCCGGGAGCCCTGCGAGTCCGAGAATCTGAACATGTCCGCCGCCAGCAGAGGGCCGAGGCTCGACAGCCGTAGGATCTTGTTGCCGGTGTTGATGACCGTCTGGAGTGGCAGCATGATCCCGCTCGCCATCGCCGCCGATTGGAACGACTCGCCGAGAACCCGCTGGAAACCGTTGCCTTCGAGAACCATCAGGTTCGCCCGATGCTTCGCGTACATCCCCACAGCATCCGCTGCAATCTCCGTCTCGCTCCGTCGCCTGATGTCCGCATCGACCCACAGCCGACCCGAGGCACGCCCAACGAAGACAATGGCCGAGTAGTCCCCCTTCCGATCGTCCGCACCGAGGGACGGATCAACAGCCACCACCCCGAATTCGAACGCATCGGGCCACCTGGCAGCCGTCACCTTGTCCCCCAGGTACTGGCCCCACTTCGACTCGCCCCACTTCCCGGGCCGCTGTTGGAACATCGACCGCCACCAATATTCCGACCGCTCCCGCCGCATCTGCTCCAATCGCTGGACAGGATACCGCTCAGGCCACAACGCCTCCCCCGGCTGCCTGCCCAACACGTCGCCCGGCTCGGCCAGCGCTGGCAACGTCAGCCGCCTGATCTGCCCGCCGCCCTTCAGCAACCGCCCGAAGATGTCATCCTCGTGCCATCGAGTCATAATGCCTATCACGACGCCGCCCGGCTCTAGCCGCGTCGATGCCGTCGACTGCCACCAATCCCAATGGTTTTCCCGGGTCGTCGCCGACAACGCCTCCTCCGCGTTCTTGACCGGGTCGTCAATGATCAGCAGATGAGCCCCTCGCCCCGTCATCGGACCGCCCACACCTGCCGTGGACATGCCCCCGCCTGCTGTCGTGCTCCAGTCATCCGCCGCCGAGTTGTCGCCAGACAAGCCCCGACCGAACACCGGGCATGCCGACTCGACGAACACCTGCCGGGCTTTGCGTCCCCATGATCTCGCAAACGTCGCCTCATACGCTGCCAGCATGACCCGCCGATCGGGCCACACCCCGAGATACCACGCCGGGAGGAACTTGCTGACCAGTTCGCTCTTGCCGTGCCGAGGGGGAGCCTCGATCAGCAGAATCGGCTCGCTCCTGCCGGTGATGGTGTCGCAGATGGCTTCGGAGATTGCCGCGACATGCCGAGGCAGCAAGAACCGCCCGTCAGTTGCTGCCCGGGCAAACAGTGCCGGTGTCAGACACTGCCTCGCCCTGTGCCCATCGGACATATCCCGGCTCCTGGAGCATTGCCGCCACTGTGTCAGCCGTCCCGTTGACGTTCACCTGCACCGCCGCCGCCGGCGCTGGCTCATTCTGGCCGTGCATCGCCACGACTACTTTCGCCGCGTTCACCCTCGCCCGCACTTCCTCGTTCCTGTCCAGTGCCACCCGCAGCAATGCAGCCGGAAGGACGGTCATCGCCTCATCGGGAATCACCCAGCCTTTCCGCACAGCCGACGCGATCAGCCGCAGATCCTTCCCCGGGGTCCGAGGGTCGATCTGTGCCACGGCGGGAACTGGCGGGGGAGCCGGCTTCGCACCGCCCCCCAATCCCCCCGTTACCGGCTTGTCATCGGCTGGCCTGATCATCCTTCACCTCCTTCGGTCAACCATTGCTGAATCACTGCCTCCGCAACTGCCTTCGTCATCTTCGGCGGGACACTCATCCCAATCATATATTTGCCGATCTTGTCTGTCTTGGCGTGATAGTCATCCGGGAATGATCCGAGTCGTTTCCATTCGCGAAAGGTCAACTTCCTGCATTCTGCCCAATGCGTAAATGAATCTTGAGCCTTGAGACAATTCGATGCAGCCCGTGAATCCAATCGATAATGGTTGAAGTAGGTTTTCCTTCCAAGGACTTTTTGTGTTGCTACATCGAATGAATCACCTTCGCTAATCTGTGGCCACCACCTTTGATCTAGTGGTGTTGGCGCCGTGTCTTTCTTTTCGGCCTGTGTCAACTCCTGAATATCTGACGTTGCCTCCCCTGAGGATATCCATCGATGCTGCGGCCTCAAGCGCAATTCCGGCCGTTTGATATCGTCCCTCAAGGCACAGAAAAACACCCTTTCCCGACGCTGAGGCACGCCACAATCCGCAGCGTTCAACAGAAAAAGTTGCGGCCGATATCCGATCTCTCGGAATCGTTGCATCACCATTTTCGTGTACCCCTTGGCGTTGCCGATAATCATCCCCTTGACGTTCTCCGCAATCGCCACCCGTGGGCGCAATCGCTCCACGAGGTTAAGGTAATCGAAAAACAGGTCGGACAATACTTGCTCTGCCTGTCCTTCGCGAAAATGCTTCTTCTTCCCCCATGTTTTTTCCCGACTGCCGGCCATGCTGAAGGTAGAGCACGGCGGAGAACCATCGAGGATATCCAATTCATGGAGTTCGTTTGGCAAATCTGCCATGAGCAAATCAGAAATTGGGCACAAGAAATAATGCTTGGGATTCAGATTCCGTTTGTAATGCCATGCCATTTCCGGATCGATATCGTTCGCGGCAATCACATCACATCCGGCCAGCTTGTAGCCCATTGACGATCCGCCGCCACACGCAAAAGTGGACATGACCCGCAGCCCATTCTTCGGGACTGCCTTGAGGTCTTCCAGCATCCAAGCACAATCAGGCTTCTGGGGGATCGAATTCAAAGCCACACCGTGGGCACTTGCATTGCATGTTGAAGGAATCAACGTTGATTTCTTCGGCTGTCGACTCGTTCGCTTGCTTGTTTTCATCGATGATCCCCGCATCCTCCGCCAACGCTGTCAGCATGTCGGCAAGCTCTTGGCTCCCCGTCTCCACATCCTCCAGCAGTGCCCGCAACGCGTCCGCGTCCGATTCCGCCATCGCTCCCAGCGGGTCGAACGTCGCGAGGATCTTGTCCGCCTCTTCCTCGCTCACGTCCAGCACAAGGACCGGGATCTCGGCATTGTGCAGCGTCTCTGTTCTCAGGTGCCCGTCAATCAGCATCAGGCCGCCCTCTGGCGTTTCCCTGGCCAGCACAGCCGACGCAATGCCCACCTCTGCCAAAACGCCGCGTAGTGCGTTTGCCTGTGCCTCTGGATGCTTCCGCCAGTTCTTCGGGTTGGGCTGGAGTTGATCCGCTGGCACCCGCCGCAGTTCTTTGATCCGGTCTCGAATGTTCACGACGATCTCACCTGCAACGTGGCCACAAACACCCGCGTGTTACTCCCGCTCGTCGTGGCCGTGCACTTCAACACGTAGTCGGTCCCAGCAGTCCCCCCACTGATCCGCACTTTCGCCCCCTCATTCGCCGCCACTGTCGCCCCGGTAAACTCATCGATGAATGCCGATGATTGGACCGCAGCCGTCCCGATGGTCAGCCCGCTTGGAGTCGCGGTCACCGTCACCGAGGACAGCGTCTCACCGCTGGCCAACAGGTTCCCGAAGTCCAGACCGAAGAGGACCGACTCGTCCGGGTGTTTCCACAAGTACCGCTCTGCTGCGATCATTGCTGCCTCCCTCGTGCGACGTCTGGCCGCTCTCGTGCTCGCATTGTCTCAGGCCTTGGCCTCGCACGCCAGACCGGTGTTGGCGTCTCGGCCACCGCTGCCCCGATCCCATAACCCAGCGTAAGGACCAGCCCCGGGCTTCCCCAGGTGCCGAACCCCATGCTGATGATTGCCGACGGGCTGCCGTTCATGTCGCTTCCGTGATCGAGGTGGGTGCGGTGCTGCTGTCCAGCGTGAAGGTCTTGGCCGTGGTGCCGTCGATCTTCTTCAGCGTCTTCGTGGTGCCGCTGATCGCCGAATCGCCCATCTGTGCGATCAGCTCAAACATGGCCTGTGCCAATGTCGGTGCAACACCTGCCGCACGGTAGCTCTCGCTCATCTGGCCGGTATAGACCGCCGTCGCGATCTCGCTTGCCGCATCCGTCGCGAGTGCGTTGGCATCGATGGCACCCGCAGCAAACTTTGCCGCCGTGATGGCTCCGCCCTGAATGCTGCTGGCCGTGATGGCGTTGTTGTCGAGCGACTTGACCACGGCCGACACGTGACCATTTGCAGCGATCTCCAGAGAACTGAAGTGCGTCGGCAGGGTGAATGTCGCCATCCGGGAACTGATCGAGGCATCAATCCGGCCCAACTCCACGGTGAGGTCTGTCCGCACTGCTGTCGCGATTTCCGTTGCCGCGTCGGATGCCAACGCCGAGGCAGTCAGCACACTTGAGGCCATGGCACCGACCGAGGCATCCATCCGACCGGCTACTAGGGCTGCCGGGAGCCTGCCTTGGATGTCCTGCGTGTCCACCTCGACCGCCAGCACAGAATCCCTGATCGTGTCCAGAATCCCCACGGTTGGATTCGTTGGCGTTGTGCCGCTGGTCGCCACACCAAGAATGGATCGGATCTGCGTTCGCTCGTCCGTGGTCCAGTCCGTACCACCGCCACCACCACCCGCCGGCGCTTGTTCGAGGGCCGTCGTGGTGAACCGGGTCGTTCCTGTGCCGTTGTCCTCGACCAGATCATTCAGCAACGAATCGGCCACGCCCACCGGGCTCGCTGGGTCGTAGGTCGCCGCCAAGAGGTGGTCGAGATGATTGACCTCGATGGCGTCTTGAACCTCGCTTTGCACCTCCGTGTCCCACGCCGCATTCCAAGGAATCGCGGTCAGTTCGCTTCCGTCGATCGACATGGCCGCGTTGTTGATCGCCCCGGCTGCGAACGATGCCGAGGTAATCCCTCCAGTGGCGATGTTGATGCCACTTGCCGCCGTGATGTTGGTCGTGCTGGCGACGGTCCCCGGGAATGTCGCCGCGAGAAATCCCGTGGGCTGGGTGTAGGTCGGCATCGGCATGCCGGTAACCGCCGCCCCGCCCCACTGTGTGGCATTCGCGACGATGTCCCCGTCCTTCAACGGGTAAATGACCAACGCCGTGGTCTTGGCCCCACTGCTGCTCGTCTTGACAATGACCGCCACCGTATCGGCGTTCATCTCGGTAGCAGTCAGGTCGAGGTAGTAAATCCCGCTGGACGTGGCGATCTCGGTCGCCTCGTTCGTCGCATCCGTGAACGTGCCGCCATCTTTACTGACCTCCGAGTCCAGCCCCGTCGCCCCACTGACCAGATCCCCGTCAGCGTCGTAAATGGGGAATGTCACCCGATAGGCCACACCCTTCCGTCCGAACGCCGATGCATCGCCTGCCGCCATTACCACACCCTCCTATTTCTGCCTGCGCTATGCGGCACCCCGCCCCACCGCTTGGCAAAGGGCTGTCCGCCCGCTGCTGCCGCCTCAGCCCACACCGCACCCAGTCCCCAGATTGCCCGGGCAGTTGTCACCGTTGCCGACCCAGTAACGCCACTCGCTGCCGTGGTGTTGTAGCCGGTCCACATCGACGCCCCGGGGGCCGTCGTGCTCGTGTAAGACTGCGTGAAATTGGCCGGGGCAGTCGTGACCGAAGTCCACGACAGGCTGCCCTGCGTGCTGAACGCCCCGATCATGATTCCACCCGACGGGATGGTCAAACCCGTGTCAACCATCTGGGGAGATGTCGTGCTGGTCTGCGTGCCAGTCCCGCTACTGTCGGGAGTCGCGCTGTTCTGCCCTGTGATTTCCCATGCGCGAATGACACCCGCCGCCGAGAGTC